ACATGAACTGGAAACATTTTCATATATGAGTGGCGTTAAGTACTCAGATATGCCAAAAAATCCTAACATGGGTACTGCTGATACAACGGGTGAATACGCCGTAAGACGTGCCATGCTAGAGCAAAAATGCAAAATCATTGAAGATACTGCCAAAAAAGCTGATGCAGAAAATTGGAAATTTCTTATAAAGTCTGCGTGTTACGAATATTCGGTAACATATTTACAAATGAATGGTATGTATCTTGGAAAATCAGCTTTTTATGAGAGAAGAAGATACTTTTTCTTTTTGCTAAACAGTGCAAAGGCTTGAAATACGGAAAACAAGGACACATAAAGCCAATATTATGAAGATGGTAGAATTAGATTGTACCCAACAATAATTTAATTTCATACCTTTTTCATTTTCTTCCTCTTTGTGGGTTGCGTTAACTATATGTTGCGTAACCCACTTTTCTGTTAAGGAGATTTTGTTATGGAATATATGGTTATATGTTGTCCTAGCTGCAAGAAATCAGTTGCTAGATATGACTTAAAAGGTGAAATAGACGTAGTTGCAGATTGTAAAAAGTGCAATTTGCGCATTACTTATCACGTAGATACAAAAGAAATCACGACAAGAAAGATACCACAAAGAGCAACAGTTAGTGGATTGACATTCAGAGGGTAATTTATGGATTCTTTAAATCAGGTGCTCCAAAATAGGGGCAGAAAACAACTATATACAGACGTACCAGAGGTAACAGTTGACAATATCGTTGATATTCTGTCTAAGGTAACACCATATTTTCAGAAAAATGCGACTGATTGTCAGTTTTTAATCAATTTTGAGAACGGTATTCAGCCACTTAAGCGAAAAAAGCCTAAGTCTTATAGGCCTGATATCGACTTTGAGATTGTTGATAACGTTGCTAATGAGGTTGTATCGTTCAATCTTGGCTTTAAATGGGGATATCCTATGTCTCTGGTTCAGCGTGGTAATCAGAACGATACAGAAGCTATTTCGCTACTGAATGAGATGTATTATCAGCAAGGAATACATGCAAAAACTCAGCAACTTGGCAGATTTACAGAGGTAACAGGTATTGGATATACCTATGTAGATATCAATGATGACTATGAGGATGGTGAATCGCTCTTTACAGTAAATGTACTTGACCCAAGAACAACATTTATTGTCCGTTCCTCATACTATGTTGACCGTAGACCTATGCTTGCGGTCACTTTTAGAGAGGATGAAATAGGAAACATACATTACACTTGCTTTTCAAAAGAAAGACGTTTTGAAATCATCAACGGCTATAAGATTGTTAGGGGTATAAAGAGTTCAGATCGTGTTGAATGGAAAGAAGATAAATATAACGGTTCAATAAATCCACTAGGGATGATACCTATTGTTGAATGGTTCTTATCATATGACCGTCAAGGATGCTTTGAAAGACAGATTGATTCAATGAACAACCTAAATCTGTTAATTTCAGACCTTGCGAATGATGTAGACCAGAATACACAGAGTGTATGGCATACTAACGATGTAGATTTTCCGACTGAGGAAGTCACAGACAGTGACGGTAATGTGTCAGAAGTAGAAAGAAAGCCACAATCAGGCGATTGGGTACAGACATATACTAGTCCAGATGGAAAGACACCGTTTATTAAGCCTTTAACTCTTGATTATGATTATGACGGTATCTTAACTAACTATATGACACAAAGAGCGTTAATCTTGCAGAAGTGTCATGTACCACAGAGGAACGACAATTCAGGCGGTTCAACAGGCGTTGCTATGGATACTGCTAGCGGATGGGCTGATGCCGAAGCAGTAGCACAAGCACAACAGAATATACTTGAAACGTGCAAATTAGAGGAAATAAGGCTAGTTTTAAAGGCAATAGCTATAAATCCTAAGACACCTAGTAATTGTCCTTTATTAAGCCTTAAAACGATAAATATTAAGCCTATGATACAGAGAAACAAGAACTACGAACTTTCTATAAAGAGCACTGCACTTGCAACTCTTATCAATACAGGTGTCTATGGAAAGAATGCTTTTGAGACAGTTAATATGTTCCCAGATGTTAACCAGGTATGGGAAAACTCAAAAGAGCTTGTTGAAAAACACCAAAACAAGATTTTTGGTGAAGAAGTTAAAGAAGAGGAAGTCACATATACAAGTGATAATCCTATACATCAGATAGAAAACAGTCCTAACATTGATGGTATGAGTAAGGAAACAAACGATGAATCTAGCAGAAATGGTTGAGGAACTTGTCGAGTTAGGATATAGCCAAGAAGATGCTGAATATGAAGTATATAGGTATGTAAATGATAACCAAGAAAGAAAAAGCACACCTATTGATTTGTATTTGAACATAATGGATATATCCTCGAAAGATAAGGAAGAACGTAAAAAGACAACAGAAGATCTATTTGAAATGATGATGTTTATTTTTGCGCTTATAAGGACGCAGAACGCATTTAATACATTCGATGCAACAAATATACGTTATCAGCTAATAAGTGGCTACAATGAGATTCTAGGACAGTTAACAGACCTAAATAATGAAACAGAGAGACACGTTAATTATTTTGCTGATAACTTCATGAAGAATACAAGTGAAAATCTGAATGATTCTTGGTATCTATCAGAAGATAGAGCGTTGTTTATCGCAGAAAATGAATCGCTTGATAGCCATGCTTATAAAGACTACAACAACGCAATTAAACGTGGCTTTAAGCATAAAAAGTGGGTAGCGCAGTTAGATAAGCGCACAAGAAAGACACATAGCGAAGTAAACGGCACAGTAATAGGAATTAACGAGTATTTCCAAGTCGGAAACGCATATATGTTTTTCCCTAGAGATACGTTTACATCTGAAAGTACAGGATATGATTATCCAGAGGAAACAGTCAATTGCAGATGCACAGTAAGGTATACAAGATAGGACAAAATAAATTAAGCTAATTTATGGCAAGGATAGGTTGACGAACCGAACAACACATTTCACTGTCTCAATGTGTTCTCCTTGCCTTTAATTATATGAGACAGAGAATTGGGAGAGACAGTAGAATGAATAAAAGTGTTGAAAGAGATTTTGAGGGAGTATGGATTCCAAAAGAAATTTATCTGAATGATGATTTAAACGCGTTAGAAAAGATTATTTTCACAGAGATAAACAGTTTAGATAGACACACAGATGGCGGTGATTACTGTTATGCAAGTAATGAATATCTTGCAGACTTTTGTAAATGTAGTAAGAGAAAAGTTACGGACGCTATCAGCAAACTTATTTCTATTGGAGTTATCAGAGTTGTTAAGACAGATGGCAGAAAACGTTGGTTAGAATCCTACTTAAAAAACGGATGCGAAAAATTTGCTACCAAGACTAGCAAAAAATGCTATGCAGAAAAGCAAAATCTGCTAAAAAGTAATACATTTAATAAAACAGTTATTAATAAAAAAATATTAAATGGTACAAAACAAGAGTTTTGCACTTCCATCCTCGAAAAAGAAATAGAAAAAGCTTTTAGAGAAACAGAAGTACCTTTTAATGAGGATATCGAAAAAGCCATTATTTACTTCTATAAGGCATATAAAAATACTTTTTGGGTAGAACACCCAAGAATAAATCAAAAAGCCATGAATGGGGTAATAAATCGTTTTTCAGAGGTAGCATTAGACCTTGACTATGAACAGTATGTGATACTCATTGATGAATACTTTAGCAAAGAGTGTTACAAGGCTGATTACAATATATGTCACTTCGCAACAGAGGGTATTTTACAAAACCTTTATTACGAAACAATTTATTAAAAGGGGATACAAATTATGACATTAGCACAGTTATGTGCAGTATTAACAAACGACACAATAATCAAAGTTACATATAACAATGAACTGATTGCATCATTCGCAAGAGAAACATACGAAAGTCTTTCTGAAACAGTTCTTGCATACACAGTAACATCTATCACTATTACGGCTACATCTAATTCAGTGAAATATGTTGAAGTAGTGGTTGCTTAAGCCTTTGCTTTTTACATATAAATCCTCCAAAGACCGTCATGTGTCAAAGCATGGCGGTCTATTTATATTTACGTTAGAGAAAACGTTAATCACACAAGAAAGTTAGAGAAAACTTTAATCACACAAATACTTATTGCACAGAGAAGTGGGTAAAACACGAAAGGAAACAATATGAAAAATACTCATGTACCAATGAATTTACAGTTTTTTGCTGACGGAGAACCATCCGTAGAAACACCTAAAGCAGAAGAACCAAAGGTAGAAACAAAGGTAGAAACCAAAGATACATCTGCTAAAGAGGAAAAGAAAGAGCCTGACATTCAAGAGCTTATGAACGAGATTGCAAGACAGAAACGTGCCATTGACAAGCTGACACATGAAAATTCTGATCTAACAAAAAAGTATCGTGCAACACTTTCTGAGCAAGAAGTTGCATCTATTGAAAAAGCAGAAGCACAGGCAAAGCAAGAAGAATATATAAAGAATCTTGTTCGTGAGAATAACATCAACAAGTTAGAAAAGTCATATCTTGGTATGGGTTATACATCAGATGAAGCCGCTAGAATTGCAGTTGCTGAAGCTGATAATGACTTTGAAACTCGAATGAAGATTATGAATGAAGTGGATGCTCGTAAAGCAAAAGAACACGAAGCTAAATGGCTTGCTGAAAGACCACAGATAAATTCAGGTACAGAGGGAAAAGAACCAGCAGATTTCTTTATTCAAGGATTAGCTTCCGTTCCTACAAGGTTCGGAAAATAATTATACATTTAAAAGAAACGCCTAAAAGGGCGTTTTTTTATTTCCCAAGAAAGGAGATTATAAAATGGGAACAGTTAATTACGCTTCTAAATATGCTGACCAAGTGGATGCAAGATTTACACTTGGTGCACTCACACAGGGTTTTGTTAACGATAACTATGATTTCGTTGGAGTAAATGCAGTAAATGTATTCTCTAGAGACCTTGCAACACTTAACAACTACACAACATCAGGTACATCAAGATACGGTACACCAGAAGAACTCGGAAATGCCGTACAGACACTTACACTTACTCAGGATAAGTCTTTCACTTATGTAATTGATAGAAAGACTGCTGAGGACACAAACGGAACAATGGAAGCAGCTGCTACACTTGCTGAGAATATTGACAACGTTCTTATTCCAACAATTGATGCTTACAGACTTTCAGTTCTTGTTGCCAATGCTCCTACATCTGGAACATATTCAGAAGCAAATCACACAGTAAACGCAACTGCTACATCTGCCGACAATGCTTATTCTGAATTTCTTAAGGTTCAGGAGATTCTTGACGATGATAAAGCACCTGTTGGTGGTAGAGTTTGCGCAGTAACACCAGCATTCTACAACTACATTAAGATTTCTGATTCATTCACAAAGTCAGGCGATTTGGCAACACAGATTGCTATTAACGGACAGGTTGGTGAGATTGACGGTGTAGCTATCGTTAAGATGCCTACATCTTACTTCCCATCAAACGTAGATTTCGTTATCACAAATAGCGCAGTAATGCCTTCACCAATCAAGATCTATGAGCTTAAGATTCATGATGATGCACCTGGTATTTCAGGTTCACTTGTTGAAGCTAGATTCTACTATGATGCCTTTGTTCTTGGTAAGAAAGCTGATGCAATTGGTGTTCATACAACAATCGCTAGCTGATGATAGGCTTAGAAAGGGGAAAGGATGTTTAAAGTTGAAAAAGACGGTTATGTAATGACGGTCAAAGACGGTAATCAGCTTACGGCATTCCTTAACAATGGTTGGAAAGAGGTTTCTGTTAAGGCAGAGACCTCTTCTAAGTCTACCGAAGAAGTTAAGGAAGATGGCAAGCATACACGCAAAGAAATAATGTTCATGAAAACAGAAGATTTGCAGAAACTAGGTGCTGAACTTGAAATAGATGATGCATCTGAAAAGACTGCAAAGGAGCTGAAAACGCTTATCTGTGAGAAACTTGGACTTTAAGGGGTAATCTGATATGACACTTGATGAGATGCAAACTGCGATTGTAGCTGACCTCACAACAGAACTGAATACAGATGCAACATTCAACGCTGATATCTTGAATATCAAGGTAGCAAGTGCGATACGTTCCGTTAAGATGGCAAGGCATTATCCATCAAGTTACACAGATGATAGAATTGCTACCGATATGGAGCAGTATTATGACATAATCGAGAAAGTTTCACTTGCTAGGTATAACAGAGTTGGTGCTGACGATGAAACATCACATAGTGAAAATGGTGTGACTAGAGCATACCGAGACGAAGAGAGCTTACTAAACGGTGTTATACCACTTGCAAGGTGCTTATAAGAAGTAGTTTGTGCATGAGATATATTCTCGTAGGGAAAAAGGCACTAATTGGCGGTGGGTTGTGCTAACACTCTTATAAGGGAGATTAAAAGTATGTCATTTACGCCAAGTCAGATATGGGCTTTTGTAATTGCATTAATCGGTCTATCCCTTACCATCCTGAATGTTATTGATAAGATAAATTTGTTCATCCAGAGGGCACAGAAACCAAAAGAAGAACAGAGCAAACGAATTGATAACCTCGAAAGTGAGGTAAAAGACTTGAAAAGATACGTGAGCACCGACGGGGATAGAATTAAAGAGCTTGAACAAGGGAATAAAGTAATGCTTCATTCTATGAGTGCATTACTAAGTCATGGTATTCATGGAAACAATGTTGAAGAAATGACAAAAGCTAAAGAAGAACTTGACAGGTATCTAATCGAGAGATAGAAGAAATGAAAAAAATAAAACTTACTAAGGCGAGAACACTAACGTTATACGTAGTGTTCTCTTTTTTAATGCTAATTGTATACACGATAGTCGAATTTATCGTATCAAGCATAACGGGGATATCGCACGATACCCTTACAACTTGTTTTTTTGCGGCGTTCGGGGGAGAGGTTTTAAGTTGTGCGCTTCTTAAAGTAATCAAGATAAAAAAAGGAGACGTAGAATAATGACGCTTGAATTATTTATTTTTCTAGTAACAGTTGGTGCAACACTTTCTAGCGGTGCAACACAGGTAGTTAAGAACATCTTGGATGAAGTAAAGGTAACATATAGTTCTAATATCGTTGCTATTGGTGTAGCAGTGGTAATAGGTCTTGTTGGTGCTTTTGTAGGATATACACTTCTTGACGTTGATATCACAGTTAAGAACGTTATCTATGCTTTTCTTGTATCTGGATGCGTTGGTGGATGCTCAACTTTTGGTTATGACAAGGTTGTACAGACAATTAAACAGATCAGTGGGGGTGTTTCATGAGTTATACTGCAACAACATTCCTTGCTAAGTTCAAGGCATACGCAATCGCTGATATGAAGTCCAGCGGTATTCTTGCAAGTCTTACAGGCGCACAAGGCTTTATTGAATCAAACAAGGGTAATAGTGGACTTACAACTAAAGCAAACAACCTTTTCGGTATCAAGGGTTCTTACAACGGACAGTCTGTGACAATGGAAACAACAGAATATGTCAATGGTGTTGCTACTAAAGTTAATGCGGCTTTTAGGAAATATCCATCTTGGCAAGAATCTGTTAATGACCATTCTGCGCTATTTAACAGACTTTCTAGGTACTCTAATCTTAGGGGCGAACAGGACTTCAAACAGGCTTGCATAAATGTCAGAAAAGACGGATATGCAACATCACCAACATATACAACAACACTTCACAATACTATAAAGACATACAAGTTATACTTATGGGATTATGAGGTTGTTAAAGACTACACATATGACAAGTTAGATACTGTTAAGAGTGGTTCTTATGGTGGCACTGTATATCTATTACAGACACTTCTTGGAATATCAGCCGATGCAATAGCGGGTACAAAAACAGTTCAAGCTATAAAGGACTTCCAGACAAAGAACGGACTCACAGTTGATGGTATCTGCGGTCAGAAAACATGGAAAGCACTTAAGGGATAAACTATGCGTGACTTAGAGAAGAATAAGACAACTTTATATTATGCGCTTTATGAGAATGTGACAGAAGATGTATACGAAACCGACAAAAACGGAAATGTTATATACGATGATGATGGAGACCCTATTGTTATCGGTTCTGTTAATAAGCTATATGGTGATTTAGTTGATTTTAGCGGTAATATTGCGTTTTCGGGCGGTGAAGTAGAAGCTAAAGCCTATGGTGTTAGCGTTACTGATTATGATTCAAAACTTGTCATGCCTAAAGGCGCTATTCCTATTACCGAAACAAGTCTTATCTTCGAGAATGCAGTTGATAGCGTAAGTGAAAAAACTGCGGATTTCCATGTTATTAAAGTCCAACCTAGCCTAAATCAAGATGTATTCTTACTTAAGAGGATTACGAAATGAAGAATCTCAAAGTGGAACTGTCAACCAAAGGCATAAATGAAATAATTGATTTTTTGGAAAATTACAGAAATGAATTAGACCATAAATGCGAAGTCTTTTGTCAAAAACTTTGTGAACTAGGGATTGAGGTTATAGATGCACGCATTGTTGGTAAGGGCGATAGTGATACATCTCACGAAACAGAGATAACAATAGGCAAGGATGGCACATATACTAATGCACGACTTAGGTTAAGCGGTGAAGATATTCTTTTTATCGAGTTTGGAGCGGGCGTACATTACAATGGTGCGGCTGGAACATCACCTAACCCTAAAGGTAGTGAACTAGGCTACACAATAGGTTCTTATGGAAAAGGACATGGTACACAAGAATTTTGGTACTACAAAGACGATAGCGGTAACTACGTTAGGTCTTATGGTACACAAGCAACCATGCCAATGTACAGTGCATCAATAGAAATGATTAAACAAATGAAGTCTGTAGCGAAAGAGGTATTCAATGGCTAATAACTACGGTGACGAATGGTATTCTTACATAGAATCAAGGGTACTAAGCAAAGTTAAAAAAAATATAAGTTACGAATGTTCATTCACAACAGAATCTATGAATGTTACCGATACATCTTTTCCTTGTGTCTACTTACACGAGCTTGAAAATCCCGAACTCGGAACTACTATTGATGGACAATCTGTTAATGGTGTTTTATGTAGCATACAAGTAGATGTTTTCGCCACTACAAAGAATGAAGCAAAGCAGATATCAAGGCTTGTAACAGAACAAATGAAAGCTATGAGATTTCAAGCCGTTGGATTGCCTTACTATGCTATGGATGATACAGACGTACATCATGGAGTTATGCGTTATCGCCGTGTTATCGGTGCTGACGATAGCTTGTAAACGTTGCCAAATGCGGAAATAAGCGCATATGACAATAGATATAATAGGTAACAGATAAAGTTGACTGCTTATGCGGTCTTTTTTTATTGCTTTTAAAACGAAAGGAGACTTAAAAAAATGAGTACTTATACAAGTGGTATTTCATCACTCGGTGTAGAACTTGGCTATGGTGCATACACAGACAACGCTACACTTCCTTCAACTCTTACTGCACTTGGTAGAATCAATTCTATTGGCGGTATCGAACTGTCAACAGAGAATATTGATAGCAGCTCACTAGTTGATAAAATTACTCAGTATATTTCAGGTAGAGCTGACACAGGTGGAGAATGGACAGTAACAATCAACCTCACAAATGAAACACTTGCAGAATGGGAAGGACTTCAGGGTTCAACTAAATTCTTTGAAGTTTATCATCCATCACTTACTAAGGGTATCTGGGTTGTTGCAACAGTACCATCAAAGCTTGGACTTCCAGAGATCGGTCAGAATGAACTTCTGACATATGAGATTTCACTTACACTGAACTTCTACTATGGTTATGCAACAGCCGTTTCAGTAGAATCAGAGTGATTGTAACTTTTGGTTATGTAAAGGTAGGGGCGGATTTCGGTCTGCCCCTTTCCCTATAATATAGGGTGGGAAAGGAAAAATAAACATGGAACTTACAGTTAGAGATAAAACATATAAGATTGAATTTACAGTTGAAGCGTCACTATGTGATGAATGTGTTGAAAAGACAACAAGCCTTATGGTAGATATTGGTAAGGCACAGAACGAAAACGATATTGAGGAACTTATCAAGTCA